ATATATATATATACAGTCAAAGCATTGCTACTGCTACAACTCAAGGTTATAGCATTTTCTTATAACTCGTTATAACAGACTATAAATGTTCTTTCACTGTGGAGACAGCAATGAAACCAGGCGGCGCACGAAATAAAGGCGCATCAGCAGAACGCGAAGTCATCAAACTCCTTGAACCACTCGTCAGAGATTTCGGCGAAGGCAAATTGTTCCGAAACTTAGAACAAACAAGATCGGGAGGACACGACATTATCGGACTCGATTGGCTCGCGCTCGAAGTGAAACGCCAAGAAACCCTAAGTCTCGATGCGTGGTGGCAACAAACCGTACAACAAGCAGGGGAATCCCGAGTGCCAGTCCTGATCTACCGACAAAGCCGACAACCATGGCGAGTCGTCATGATCGGATGCGTCGGCAAAGTGCATTGCCGCGTTACCATCAGCTTCACAGACTTCACCCTGTGGCTACAGTCAGAAATGCGATTGCGACTGCAGCACCTTGACTATACGACCCTACCCACTATACTTTCCCAATAGTTGCAATACGGGAGACCCACAATGCGCCGACCCAAAGGCTATACCTCGCACGAATGCGCCCCTAAAGATTGGCGCAATACACCCGATATGTCCGGCAGCTACGAACTCGACGCCGTCATCAAAAAATCACACAACAAAGACCTGCCCGATAAACTCAAATTGCACCTGGAAAACGAAACCGCATACGGGGCCCGCACCGGCTACGATGGGTACCACGGATACGGGGGAGATAATTAGTCGGACTTTTTGAATCAATAGGTTACTATTTAAATAATGGCAGCCAACCACACGAGGCCAAGAGGACGACCCGTCGGGATACCGCAAGCTTCGACGACGGCGAAGGTGCGTACTGTCAATCGTGTCATCGCCCAGGCAAAAATGCTGCCGCTTGACGTGATGATGAAGACAATGATGCTGTTGCATGACGAAGGCGAAGCGAAGGTCAAAGCGTCCGACATTGCAACGAATGCAGACGACAAGCACAACTTGAAATGGCAGGGCCTTACTATTTACAAACAGGCCTGCGAGGTTGCAGGACAAGCTGCGCCTTACTTGCATGCCAAGCTTCAAGCCGTAACACTGAAGAACGACGAGGCTGGTGTTTTCATGGTTAAGTTTGTAGCAGAAACCAACGAACTGCTAAAGAAGATTCAAGGCGAGGAGAAAAAGTGATTTCTGGCGTTTACATTCATTGTCGATTGCAATTTCGGTTGCGGTTCGCATGAAAATTCCATTTTCAAAGGTGCGTTGTGTCTGACTTGCAATGCTCACTTGACGATCTTCGCAACGCTTCGTTGCGTGAAGTCTTACCGCTATGGGATGACATTGACAAAAAAGGAACCTATCTCCCTGGCGTTCGTGCGTTGTGTTTGTTAGACAGATTCTATCTTTTGGTTAAAGGTTGCAAGCGGCACGATATGCTGCATCCCTGGATTTACGCAAGGTGCCGTGAGGTCGAGCGCGCCCCATCAGGATATCTTGATGCGTGGAGTCGGGAACATTTTAAATCTTCAATCATAACCTTTGGTGGTTCGATACAAAGAGTGTTGAATGATCCTGAAATAACCATTTGTATTTTGAGTCACAGCAATGTGATTGCCGAGCCGTTCTTAAAACAAATAAAGTTTCAGTTAGAGAATAGCGAAGTATTGAAGACTGCTTTTCCAGACGTTCTATACGTCAATCCTTCAAAGGACGCCCCGCAGTGGTCAAACTGGGGCATAACTGTTCGTCGCAAAGGCAACCCGAAAGAATGCACCATCGAAGCGACGGGTTTGGATTCTCAACCAATTGGCAAGCATTACCAATTGAGAATTTACGACGATGCTGTTGTACCCGAGTCCGTTAGTACACCTGAACAAATTCATAAGTCTATTGCCAATTATTCAATGTCTCAATCTTTGGGTGTTGTTGGCGGCGAGGAGTGGATGTGTGGAACGATTTATTCATACGCGGATTTGTATGACTGGATAATGAAGCGTGGAGCATTAACGCCAAGAATATATCCGGCAACGCATGATGGGACAAGAGACGGCAATCCTGTTTTGTTCCCTGTTGAGGAATGGGAGAGTCGAAAAGTTAAGAACACTGATGCCGATTTGGCATCGCAATACTTAATGAACCCGTTATCAGGCGAGCAACGCATGTTCGACGTCGCCGACTTGCAAGAGTACGAAGTGCGACCCGATACGCTCGCTGTCTACGTTTTGTGCGACCCTGCCCGCAGCAAGAAGAAAGATTCGGACAATACGGCGATACTGGTCATCGGTTGCGATTATGCAATGAACAAGTACCTGCTCGACGGCATGAACCACAAGATGGATCTCAAGGAAAGGTGGGACAACTTTTCGATGCTCTATGACAAGTGGAAGAATGCCCCCGGCGTTCAGATGGTCAAGGCAGGTTACGAGTCGTTCGGCGCACAGGCTGACTTGGATTATTTTCAAGAGCAGATGCGACTGCCTGATCGTCCTCGCTTCGACATTACCGAACTCGCCTGGCCTCGGGAAGGTGAAGGCAGCAAGACGGATCGAGTGCAGCGATTGGTGCCTGACACGAAGACGCACAAGATATTCTTCCCGATGAACACTGACGAGAACAAGTTGACGAGCAATCAGCGCAAGATGAAAGGCAACGGTTATGCGTATCGCATTGCCAAGCCGATTCGGCGCAAGGATGAGAATGGCAATATGTACGACTTGTCGGAACATCTGCGCATGCAGTTTCACTATTTCCCAGTCGGGAAGAAGGATGCGATTGATGCGATGGCGAGAATCTACGACATCGAGCCTAAGCCGCCGAGTTACAAGGAACAACGGTATTACGAACCGGATTACAATTGATGACACAGAAGCAGAGCAATACAAATTTGGGTAACAAGGTCTCGACGCGCACGATCACGTTTCGAGATTTGGCGCAGCGAGCTTGGGGTAGTGAATTCTTCGCCCCTGATCACGGGGTTTATGAATTTGATGGCGGGCGCAAGTTTGACTCGACGGATACGGGTTCAACAGGCATCTATGACGGAGGAGCAACGCAATGAAAGACAAGATGAAGAAGTTTGCCGGCGCGTCTGTTGCAAAGAATGCCGGTGGCGTATCGAACAAGAGGTTCGATGACAAGCGCGAGGAGCGTTTGATTCCGTTGGGCAAGAATGCTGCACAACCCTTCAAGAAAGGAAAGACGAAATGACGCTACAGGAACTATTTGACAATCGCAAGCAAGAACTGCAGGCAGCGCGTGACAAGATCGACGCTGAACTTGCTGTGATCGAAGCGCAAGCCCAGACGTTTGGTGCCTGGCTGATGACTGAAGCCCTCGATGCCAAGGCTTCGATTATTGCTTTCTTCGAATCTCACGGCCTCTGACATGAACGCCCAAGAAGTGTACAAGGCGGCGGTCGGCAACAGTCACGAAGCTGCGGTCGAAGCAGTGTATCAAGCAGGTTATGATGCAGGCGTGGCAGCGGCGCAAGCAGCGTTGGTGACGACTCCTGCTGACGACCCTGCTGCACCGCAACCGGGAGTTTAAGCGTGAGTGATCTTGACGTCCAAACAGTCGAGGTAACGAGCGTCGACAAAGAGCATCACCAGATGGAAACGATTGCCAAGATGGCGGCTCAGATTCTGTCGAAGCACTATCCGAATCACTGGTGGATGATCGGATGGGCGCCAGGTGCAGTGTTGGTGATCAAGTTGGGTGGGGCTGATGCGCAGTATGGTTACACTGTGGATGCAGGGAAAGCGGCGAGCATCAGCGAATTGGAACACGCCATCATGTATGGTGGGGGTGAGTTGCTTGAGCGCTTGAACTTGCCGAGAGGCGCGTGGAACGGTGAAGAGTTCAATGCGAATTATCAAGGAGTGCTGCAATGACATCGCAAGATGAACGCATCAAGGCGCAGATCAAGGAGAAGAAAGAGCAGGAGATGAGTGCGAAGGCTTACGACAAGGCGCGGACTTATCCTGAGACTCCGACTGAGCCTGACCCGAAGAAGGGTATTGACAAAGGTGAACTTGGTCCGAAGTGGGAAAATGTTCCAAAGAAGGAACAATAATGGCAGACTTTGGCAAATGGTTCAGAGAGAAAACGGGAATGAACACCCCTGATGAAAAGCGGGAACGTGGCGAAGACCCGCGCAGTGAACGTCAGAAGAAGATTGAAGCAGCCGCAGGAGATGATTACAAAGAAGGTAAAGACAAAGGCGAAATTGGCAAGAAGTGGGATGAGACATTTACGAAATGAACCCGCGAGATGAGCACGAGGGGTGGATCGGCGTGGATTTGGATGGCACGCTTGCCCATTACGACCATTTTCGGGGTGACGATCATATTGGTGCTCCTGTTGAAAGTATGGTCAAGCGTGTCCGAAAGTGGATTCGTGACGGCGTCGACGTTCGGCTTTTTACGGCTCGTCAGCCGAGTCCTGTTATACGTCGTTGGATGCGCGACCATTTGGGAGCGATTTTGCCGATAACGAACACAAAGGACGCACACATGCAGGTGTTGTATGACGACAGAGTAGTCGGCGTGAAGCGCAACACAGGCGAAGTGTTTTCGGACGAGAACGAAAAACAGGTGTGGGAGAAGTAATGCGGCAGAACAACTGTGAAGACTTCTGGAAGGAAGTTGGAGTTGAGATGAAGCGACCCGACGATTGCTGGAAATTTGTCGACAATCGCTTGCCCGACAGTTGGAAAGCAGGGAAAGACATGAATGAAGAAGGCAAGTCGTTCAACGATGATACGGGGTGCATAGATGCAACCTGATACGAGCGGATTTTACGCTTACATTCATTGCAAGCCTGACGGTGTGCCGTTTTATGTTGGTAAAGGTCGAGGTGATCGATGGGTGACTCTGAGTAGGCGTAACGCTTGGTATAAAAACATCGTAAAGAAATACGGGATTGAGAAAATATTGATTGGCAAGATTGATTGTTCTTCTGAAGAAATAGCGTTTGAATTAGAAAAAGGTTTAATTAAATGCTTGCGTTCCTCTGGTGTCGTTTTGTGTAATTTAACAAAGGGTGGTGAAGGAACATCGGGATTAACTCCTAGCAACAAGGGCGTCTCGATGCCTGAGGAACAACGACGAAAGGTGTCTGAATCGAGAAAAGGTAAGTGTTTGGGCAATGCACACACGAAAGGGCACAAGCTTACAGAGGAACACAAAGAAAAGCTTCGGATCGCTTTGCGAGGTCATGTCGCTCGTCCTGCGGGATGGAAGATGTCTGATGAACAAAAAGCTAAAATATCAAAAGCGAACAAAGGGAAAAAGCTATCGCAAGAGCATATAGAAATACTACGTGCAGCAACAAAGTCTCGAATAGTCTCTGATGAGACAAGAAAGAAAATGTCTGAATCAGCAAAGAATTATGTTCATGTCGGTTATCCCCACACCTTAGAATGCAAGGAAAGAATGTCAAGGGCTAGAAAAGGAATACCGTGGACATCGGTCAGGCGTTCTGCTCAAAAGAAGGAGAAATAAAATTTCACCCGATACGAGTTTGAATCCTCCGACTGCGCAGGGCGGCGACACGCAGGAAGAGGACAAAGGTCTGAAAGACTGGCTGCAGCTTGCGCAGCGGGCCTACAGAGGCTCGACGGACTATGTCGACTCGAATTACAGAAAGCAGTGGGAAGATGGGTTGCGGGCGTTCAACAGCATGCACCCGTCGGATTCGAAGTACAACCAACCGGCTTATGAGAAGCGTTCGCACATTTTCAGGCCGCGCACCCGCGCGATCATTCGCAAGAATGAAGCGGCAGGAGCAGCGGCTTTCTTTTCTAATATGGACGTGGTGAGTGTGACTGCGACTGACCCGAGCAGCAAAGCGGAGTTGGCATCAGCGGACGTGATGAAAGAGTTGTTGCAGTATCGTTTGAGCAAGAGCATACCGTGGTACCAGATCGTTTTGGGAGGACTTCAAGATGCCCAGACTGTATCGGTGGCTTGTGCGCATATCTATTGGGATTATGAAGCCGAGCCGGTGGTTGAGGACGCCGTTGCCGAGGTCAAGCCTGCTCCCGTAGCGGAGGATGCGAACAATCAGGAGTACGCCGATCAGAAGGACGGCACGTTGCCACAGGGCGCAATGGTTGCGACAAGTGGTGAAGGGCTGCAGGAAGAAGCGCCGCAAGCGCAAGCGGTGCAGGTTGATATTGTTGCTGAAGTCGAACCGAAAGCGAAGGTCGACAAGCCGTGTGTCGAATTGATTCCGGTCGAGAATTTGCGCTTCGACCCTGCTGCGAGTTGGGTTGATCCTGTCAATTCGTCGCCGTACTTTATTCACTTGATGCCGATGTATGTTTTGGACATCAAGGAGAAGATGGAGAGCGGCGATTGGAAGACGTACAGCGAAGAGACGATAACAAAGGCGTGTGACGGCGAGATCGACACGACGCGCATTGCAAGAAACAAGGGGACGGACGATCCGTACCGTTCGGACGCAACGACGATTGACGATTATTGCATCGCGTGGGTGCAGCGGCACATTCACAGGAAAGAAGGCAAGGACTGGGAGTTTTACACGCTGAGTGATTTGTGTTTGCTGACTGAGCCGCGCCCGCTGATTGAAAGCGTGTTTCATGGCAAGCGTCCGTATGTTGTCGGGCCGTGCATGATCGAGACGCACAAGGTGATGCCTGCGTCGGTGCCTCAGTTGGGCAAAGGGCTGCAGGAAGAAATCAATGAGGTAGCGAATCAGCGCATCGATAATGTCAAGTTCGTGCTGAACAAAAAATGGTTTGTGAAGCGCGGTAAAGAAGCGGACGTGATGGGCTTGGTCCGAAATGTACCTGGTGGTGTCGTGATGTTGGACGACCCGGCGAACGACGTCAAGGAAGTGACGTGGCAGGATGTGACGGCATCGTCGTATCAGGAACACCAGTTGCTGAATACCGAATTGGACGAGTTGCTGGGCAATTTCAATCCCGCATCGATTATGCAGGCAGGGGCGGGAAATTCGCCTGCAAGAAACATGGCGATGTTGGCGAATTCGCAGGGAACGTTGGTCGAATACATGCTGCGCACGTTTGTCGAGACGTTCGTGCAGCCGGTGCTGCGGCAACTGGTAATGCTAGAGCAGGAGTATGAGACTGACCAAGTCATCATGAAGATAGCTGGCAAGCGCGCCAAGCTCTTCCAGAAGTATGGGATAGATGAAGTTACAGACGAGTTGCTGAAGAGCGAATTAACGCTCACGGTGAATGTTGGAATGGGTGCGACTGACCCGATGATGAAGCTGCAGAAGTTCATCATGGGCGTTACAGCCTATACGAATATGCTTGCCAAGCCGATTCCGAATATCAACATGCAGGAAGTCGGCAAAGAAATATTCGGACATTTGGGCTATGCTGACGGATCGAGGTTCTTTGACAGTGACAATCCGCAGATGAAACAGATGCAGCAACAGTTGCAACAGGCGATGCAGATGGTGCAAGGTTTGCAAAAGCAGTTGCTTGACAAGGAAAAGGATCGTCAAGTCAAGGTCGTTACCAATGCCGAGACAAACAAGACGAAGATTGCAACGACGCAGATTCACGAAATCAACGAGAACAAGCGGGCGTTGGCCACTCACTTCAGGGCATTGGTTGAGACACAGGCCAAACCGATGGTTGCACCTGTGCAGAAGATGATTGCTGCGCAGCCGGGAGTCGTTAATGGATGATGAGATCGAAGTCAACAAGGCAATGTTATTCGACGTTGCAATACTGGGCGAGCAAGTCGATGCGTTCATGCGCTCTGATGTTGGCAAGTATCTTGTGGACAAAGCGAATCGTGAGTTGAACGCTGCGCTTAAAGGATTGAAAACGGTCAATCCGGCAAAGATGCAGGACGTGCAAAAGTTTCAGAACGAAGTATGGCGGGCTGAAAATTTAATTACTTGGTTGAGCGAGTCTGTAATGGCAGGCTTGAAAGCCAAGGACATTCTTGAAGAGAGGGACGAGTGATGGCAAAGAAGACTGTTGCTACGAGCAAAGACACGGGCGAACAAGTTCAGGCTGATGACGGCGAAGTTGTCGGTTCGCAGAACGATGCGCGTATTGCATTGCTGAATCAGATCAACGACGGTCTCGATGAGACTCGCGCTGAAGAATTGACTGAGATTGACGATGCTGGTCAGGTGACGCAATTCGTTCATTCAAACGAAGAGACAGAAGCGCCTGTGCCGAGTGATGATGATGGCACGACGCAGACAGAATTGGAGCGCATGGCTGAAGAAGTGAGTGAGCCTGCGCCGGTGGTTCAGAAATTCAAGATTCGTGTCAATGGCAAAGAACTTGAGCTTACGCAAGACGAGTTGATCGAACGCGCCCAGAAGGTGGAAGCGGCCGACACCTATCTCGCGGAAGCGGCAAGACTGAAGAAGCAGGCAATACAGGAATCGTCACCGCCGCCACCTTCGAAAGAGGACACGGTAAAGGACGATCTTGAGGAACGCAGGAAGCTTGCCCGAGCTATACAAATGGGTACTGAAGAAGAAGCTATAGAAGCAATCGCAAAGTTGCAATCGCGGGGTCCATCCGTTACGGCGGACGACATGGCGAGAACTGTCGATGAGCGTCTTAACTTCAAGGAAGCGGCAAGCAGGTTTGAGAACGAGTATGGTGACGTCATGAACGATCCCGTCTTGCGCAAAATGGTCTTGGACAAAGACCTTGAAGCGCTGAAGGCGGGCGACAAACGTGACTACTATTCCCGTTACAAGGCAATCGGTGATGAAGTGCGAGTGTGGAAAGACAACCTGGTAAAGGCTGCCACTCCTGCTGCGACTCCGCCGAATCCGACTCAGGCGAAACTTGATCGCAAAGCGACGGTAGCTGCAGTCCCGAAAGTGGCAAGTGCGAAGACTGCTGCGCCAGTTGCTGAAGACGAGACAGAAGAAACGCCGTCTGCTGTGATCGCCAACATGGCTAAGGTCCGTGGTGGCCCACAATGGATGCGCTCATGATTTCAACTTTTTAGGAGACTCGGCTATGGCTGGTCAAGTATGGGCAGTAAACTCTCTGGGCGGGTACATGTACTCGCGTCAGTTGAGCAACGTCTTGCGCATGGCAGTGCAACCGTTGGTCAAGTTCCGCCAATTTGCGGACGTTCGGGACGCATCACAGCAAGGCAAGAAAAAGGGTGACATCTTCACGTGGGACGTCTTCAGTGACGTTGCAACCGCCGGTGGGGTGTTGACGGAAACGAACACGATGCCGGAAACCAGTTTCACGATTGTTCAGGGCACCCTGACGATCACTGAAGCGGGTAACAGTGTTCCTTACTCGGGCAAGCTCGACAACCTGTCGAAGTTCCCGGTCATGGAGCTGGTGCAGAAGGTTCTGAAAAACGACGCCGTCAAGACGTTCGACCGTCTCGCGTGGAACCAGTTCAACCAGACGCTGATTCGCGTGTGTTCGACGGAAACGGCTGGTGCCTCGGCGCTGTATCTGGCGACGAACGGCACCTGCACGGCGACGAACTCGGCCGCTTACGGCAACGTTCACGCCAAGAAGGTCGTCGACCTGATGAAAGAACGCAACATTCCGGCGTACCTCGGTGACGACTACTATGCGCTTGCATGGCCGTCGACGCTGCGCACGTTCAAGAACAACCTGGAGACGATCCACCAGTATTCGGACACGGGCTTCAAGCTGATCATGAACGGCGAAATCGGGCGCTACGAAAACGTGCGCTATGTCGAACAGACAAACATCGTCAAGGGCATCTCGACAGACGGCATCAACTCGACGTCCGCGGGTACCAACGGCGCATGGGTCAACAACCTGTCCGACTGGATCTTCTTCTTCGGCAATGACACAGTCGCAGAAGCAATTGCGGTGCCTGAAGAAATGCGCGGCAAGATTCCGACGGATTACGGACGCAGTAAGGGTGTCGCCTGGTACTATTTGGGCGGCTTTGGGATTGTTCACACGCTTGCCGCAAACTGCCGCATCGTCAAGTGGGACAGCGCGGGCTAATCCAACCTTACTTTATTAGGAGAAACAACTATGGCACAAACTAAGAGCATGGCATATGACAATCCCGCCTATCAAGCGGTATTGACGGTGCCTTTGGCGGGAACCAGCACTCTTGCGGGTTCTGCGCAAACGGCTGTCTGGACTGCGGGCGCTTCGACGATCAGTTACAAATTTGTCGCCTTTACCAACATGCTGCTGAAGTCGATCACGACGACGGCAACGACTGTTGGTACAGGTACTTCGACTGCGTTCGCACTTGGTAACGTCGGCACGGGTAATGCACCTTTCATCGTGCGCATCACGGCCAACGGCACGACTCAACTGCAGACTTGCACTGGCACGTATCAAATGGTGGGTTCGTATAACCTGCCACAAGGTGCTGCTGCGCTGACGACTGCAGGTGCGTCGATCAACTGGGCGCCTAATGCGGCTTACACCACTGCAATCGGCACGAGTGCTGCATCAGTGAACGCTGTGACTGCAGCTAACAACTGGGCGTTGGTCGGCGGCGGGATTCCGTTGCTGGCTGGCGATACGATCAACTTTGTCAAAGGCGTCGATGCGACGGAGGTCATCCTGAACCCTGTTCTGGAACTCCTCGTCGCTCCCAATGCCAACGTGACCCCGTAAGGAGGGACTATCATGGCAAAGACTTTCACGGGTAAGCCCAATGTGGGCACTGTCAAGAAGTACGCCAATATGAAGGGCACGGCGATTGACAAGACGGGTCCGCCTCAGTTTGCCAATGTTGGTGGAAAGCCTGGCGAGTATGAAGGTAATATCGCCGGCGCTGACCTTGGGCCGATTTCCAAACCAATGATCGAAGGTGTTGTTTCGAAGATCGGCGGGATGGAGCATTTGCACAATGACATCGGCGAATCGTCCGGTTTCATTACCGACGGGTATCTCGACAAACAGGGAACGGCGTTTGGTGAAGCAGCCAAACTCAACTTCCTGCCGCCGGGAATGGATATCTCCAATCAGGACAACGCTGAAATTAATGAGATGCCTCTGCGGCTGATTGTTGATGTCTCGTATCCTGGCGACGGTTGGTATCCTGCTCCTAAGGATATTCCTGAGTAATGTCTGACTAAGGCGAGGGCTTCGGCCCTCGTCCTTTCAAGGAGATGATGATGTCATTGCAGGAGAAATTCCAAATCATAACGCCGGTCAAGAACGAAGACGACGGTAATAAGTGGGTCAGTTTTGAGTCTTCGCGTGATTTGAACGGAGATGGCAAGCAACATTGCAACAATGAAACCGCTGCTGAATTTTGTGCAGACAAGTTCAACTTCCTACCACCGGGTATGGACATTGACATGCAGAAGCGGGTGCAGATCGAGCAGATGCCATTGTCTGTAGCAGGTGCAACTGATGTGACCAATGACACGACGCCTGAAGCTTTTAAAGAGGGATTCCGTAGGCGTCAAATGAAAGGTGCTGACGACATTTACAGTGGCGAGCACATCGATCACTTCTATGGCGAAGCAATCGGCGACGACGGTAACGAGGGCTTTGTTGAGCGGAATAACTATCTTGACCGTTTGTAGGCGTGTAGTTGAATCTCTCTGTAATTCTTGTTAGGGGTTGAAATGGACAAGTGGGAGGAAATAAAAGCAAAGGCAGCAAAAGCAAAACCAGTCGTAAAGCCTGCTGTCGTTGCTGAAGAGCCGAAGCCTGTAATCGAAAATCGCTGCGAAGCGTTTTTGTCCGGCTTCTTGAGTGGCGGTCCGATTCTTCGCACTTATGTCTATCGTGAAGTCGAAAATGCAGGCTTGAGTTGGGAGGACGTGAAACAAGCGTTTCACAAGATGAACGGACGCGAGTACGTTCAAAGAGGCGAGTTTTTCTGGCGTATCCTACCGTCATGATCTCGTTCGCCATTCCGACGTGGAATCGATCTGACACGCTTGAAGCTTGCGTCGAGAGCATCGCCTCTCAGAATCCTGCCGAGATCATCATTGCTGATGATGCATCAACTGACGACACGCCTGCAGTGTGCGCACGTCTTGTCGAGAAATATCCGTTCATCAAGTACAAACGCTTTGAAAATCGCTTGAAGTTTGCAGGCAATTTCAAGCGGGCTGTCGAATGCGCAACGTCGGAGTATACGTGGACGTTTGGTGACGACGACAAGTTGTTTCCCGGCGCGGTGCAGTTCATCGATGGCTTGATTCAAACCCGCGAGTGTGACTTCTACCATGTTGCTGAAACGACTCGGGTGCAGAAGCAAGCGGCATTGTGTGACAGCGTTCTTGGACTGTGCAACACCGTCGGCTTTCTCGACTTCACAGGCTTCATTTCGGGCAACATTGCGAAGACGGATCTTTACAAGCAAGCTGTCTGTTCAGTCAATTGGGAACTGTTTAGCACGAGTTCTTACCCTCAGTCGTTAGGCATACTCGAAGCGATGCATGATCGTTCAGCCATGATGGTGGAAATGCCCTGCGTCGAGTCTTCGAAGAGCAACGACAGGACAGCGAAAGTGTGGGAAGAAGAGCAGATTTGCTGGAAGTACCTTTACATCGGCAACGGGTTGAAAAAGCTGCAAGAAGAGAAGAAGCTACCCGAGAAAGTGCATGAAACATTCTTCAGGTATCTTGAAGAGAACATGTTCACGCGCATGATGCGCGACTTTAACGGACGTGCAGTTCTTGCACCTGAAATGCTCAAGCCGAGCGACTGGGAGTGCTTCTTGCACATGGCAAAAATGGTCGACGGAGAGCGCGGCAAGATTCTTCACGACTGGATTTACGAAGTCATGGTGATTTGCGAAACCTACAAGCCTGAATTCATGCAGTCTGCAAGAGCGTATGAAAAGATGAAGAAAGCGACGGAGAGCATCAAGCTCCCAAATTATCCGCTGTATTACTTGCCGTGAGAGAAAAATAATGGTCTGGAAAATCGAACAGCCTTACAAACCCGAGTCCAAAAAAGTGGTTTGGGAGGTTGCCCCCTATTTGCGCGGCAGAGGTCTCGACATCGGCGCAGGTTCGTTCAAAGTGCTGCCACAAGTCATCAGCGTCGACAATGGCACAGACAACGTACTGTTCGGCATCCCGTTCAATCCTGATGTTCGCGTCAATACTGCAGAAGACTTGTCGATTTTTGGCAACTCGGCATTCGACTTCGTCTACAGCAGTCACTTGCTTGAGCATCTTGTCGACCCGTTCAAGGCGCTGAAAGAGTGGTGGCGAGTGCTGAAGCTCGGCGGTGTGCTTGTGCTTTATCTGCCGCACGAAGACTTGTATCCGAAGATTGGTGAGCCGGGTGCGAATGCTGATCACAAGCACAATTTGAACGAAACGATGATCATCGAATGGATGATGCGCGTCGGTGGTTGGGATTTGGAGCGCAACGAGCAGCGCAACGAAGACGACGAATACAGTTTCTTGATGATCTTTCGCAAGCTTGAAGGCAAAAAACGGGCAAACTCGTATCAAAAGCCTAAGCCTGCAAAATCGTGCTGCGTCGTTCGCTATGGCGCATTCGGCGACATGATTCAAACATCGACAGTGATTGCAGGGCTGAAGAAGCAAGGCTATCACGTCACGGTGTTTGCTTCGCCGCCAGGTTCTGATGTCATTGCGCACGACCCGAACATCGACAAGATGGTGCTGTTCGACAAAGATCAAGTGCCGAATAGCGATCTCGGTAACTTCTGGGATTGGCAGAAGAGACACTTCGACAAGTGGGTCAATCTGTCAGAGTCAGTCGAAGGCTCGTTGCTCGCATTGCCAGGCAGGGCGGCACACGGCTGGACGCCGCTTGCGCGTCACACACTGATGAATCGCAATTATGTTGAGATCATGCATCAGATTGCAGACGTACCGCATGAACCGAAAATCAAGTTTTATGCTTTGCCTGAAGAAAAATCGTGGGCGAAAAAGCAGCGCGATTCGATCAAGTACAAGACGTTGGTCATGTGGTCGCTTGCAGGTTCGTCAGTGCACAAGACGTGGGCAGGACTCGACAACATCATGGCAAGCATCTTGGTCAATTATCCTGATGCGGCCATCATGCTTGTCGGCGGTCCTGAGTGTGAGATTCTTGAAGGCGGTTGGGAGAATGAACCGCGAGTTTTCAGAACGTGCGGGAAGTTCGGTATCAGGGCGACGTTTTCGATGCTTGAACAAGTTGACTTGTTGATTGGGCCCGAAACTGGCGTTATGAATGCCGCTTGCTGCATGGATATGCCTAAGGTCGTCTTTCTCTCACACTCAACACATGAGAATCTGACGCGAGACTGGAAGAGTGTCTATCCGCTCTGGTCGAAGAATACGCACTGTCCAGGACGAGGCGATAACGTTGTTCCTGCCTGTCATTGTATGCATTACGGCTTTGATCACTGCAAACGTGATGAGGCTTCTGGCGTTGCACAGTGCATGGCTGATTTGAAGATTGCAGATGTGTGGGAAGTAGTTGACGGCTTGCTACAAGAGATCACTGCTCAACGAAGGAAACAAGCATGACAACTTCAGGCACCTACGTCTTCACAGTCAATCGCGATCAGATCATCCGCGATGCAATGCTCAATATCGGCAAGCTTGACGACACTGAAATCCCGACGGCGCAAGAAGTCAGCGATTGCAACTTCAAGTTGAATTGTTTGGTAAAACAATGGATGGGCAAGACAGACTTTGCGCCCGGCTTGAAAGTGTGGAAGCGCAGGCGGGGTTACCTGTTCTTGAGCAGCGCGACGGGTCAATACTCTATCGGTCAGACGAGTTATGCCACACCTAACGGGACAGGTTGGACGAACTCATTCACACAAACAACTGTTGCTGTAAAGGCAATTATAGGTGCGGGTTCAGTGACAGTCTCAGGTGCAGCAGCGGCAGGATTGGTACTCGGAAGCACCGTCGGCATCATTCTTGGAACTAACGATCTCAACTGGTTCAAGGCAACGAACGTAGTCGGTAACGTCGTCACATTGTCAGGTACGTTGGATGAAGTTGCTAATGTAGGCGCGACAGTCTATGTCTATCAGGCGCAAGGAACGCAACCTCTGACGGTTGAAACGGCAACGCTGCGTGACTCGAATAATAGTGACACGCCGTTGAAGATTATGACGGTGCAAGAATACGACTTCTTGCCGAACAAAGCCGATCCGACGAATATCTCTGATCCGACGGCAATCTATTATGAGTTTCAGTTGGGTAACAGCAACTTGTTCACAGACTGCGGCGCGGCGAATGATACGACTAAGTATTTGTCGCTGACCTATCTTGAAGCGGTGCAGGACATAGTGAATCCTGCTGACAACTTTGATTATCCGCAAGAGTGGTTCTTGGCGTTGTCATTTGGTCTTGCAAAGATCATTGCACCGATGTTCAACGCACCGTGGACAGCAAATCTTGAATCGGCGCATGCAATGGCGTTGAGCATTGCAGGGCACAAAGACCCTGAGCGCAGTTCGATGTACTTCCAAACGGGAGGCGAAGAGTGAAACCTGTTCCCCTCTTCGGTGAAGGGATAAATGCGTATTCTCCTACTGTCTCTCGACAGCGTAGGTTGAATTGCTTCTATGACGTGCGCAAAGATCAGGACAAGAACACGGCGATATTGCGAGGTACGCCAGGCTCAGTATTGGCCTATGTGTTACCGACAGGACCAATACGCGGTTGGCAAGTTGTTGGGAATTTGCTTTATGTTGTCAGTGGCTTGATTCTTTATTCAGTAACTTCTGGTGGAACAGTCACGTCGCTTGGCACAATAGCGGTTAGTTCTTCGCCATTTGTTGATGTAACTGATAACGGAGTGCAGCTAGGCATTGTCGATGGCAATACACTTTATGTCTACACGTTGGTGACAGGCGTTTATAAGCAAACAGCATTGAATGCGGCAGGGTCGTTTGGTGCCGTAGTCGATGCGAACTTTCCTGCAGGTGCGACGAGTCTTGCATTTCTTGACGGGCGTTGTATTGCGAATAAGGTCAATACTCGACAAGCATATGTTTGCGAACAATATGATTTGACGAACTGGACGAATGTCAGTTCTTTGCCGACTTACATGACAAAAGAAAACAGTTCCGATCAGCTTGTTGCAATCGACGTCTTGAACGGCGTCATTGTTCTGTGGGGCGCAGGTAGCATCGAATATTGGCAGGATGTCGGTTCTGCTCCGAATCCGTTTGCTCGCGTCAACGGCGCAACGCAAACGTGGGGATTGGCAGCAGTCAACAGTCGTCAGCCTTTGAATAACACGATGATCTTTTTGGGTCAGAATCCGCAAGGCACATTGCAGGTGATGATGTTGCAAGGCTATACCCCGACTCGTGTATCAACGTCTGACATTGAAGACATCATCACTTCGTTTGCTGTCTGGAAAGATGCCACTTCTCTGACTTACATTGTCGCCGGGCATCCGATGTATCAACTTAATTTCCCGACAGCGAATCGGTCTTTCTTGTATGACTCGCTGACGAACATCTGGCAAGAAGTTCAGACAGGATTAGAATTGCAGGCGCGTCACATTGCAAACATAGGCATCGCGTTTAATTCAAAGAATGTCATCGCTGACTCAACATCGGGTGGGTTATACGTTCTCGATGCAAATGCGCTAACAGACAACGGAACGCCGATTAAGCGCCAAGTTGTGTCACGACATGTCCACTTTGAAGGCAACGAGATCGGGATTGACGAACTGTTTCTTGATATGGAAACAGGCGTGGGTTTGCAAACGGGGCGAGGTTCTGATCCGCAGATCATGCTGCAAGTGTCGAAAGATGGTGGTCGCACGTTTGGCACTGAGCGTTGGGTGAAAATAGGAAAAGTAGGGCACTACGCAACGCCAAGAGTGATTTGGCGTCGATTGGGCATGTCACGCGACTTCGTTTTTCAATTCACGATGACTGATCCCGTCAAGTTCACAGTGTTGCGCGGTTCGATCACACCGCGAGGGCAAGAAGGGAAGACAAGTGGCCAGCAGCAATCTTAGCGGTGCGCCGCTGCAGACTGCAGTCGATGACGACAAAGGGTTGTCGCAAGCGTGGCAACGCTGGTTTAGCCTGCTCGCGCAGTTCTTTGGAAGTTACGAAGCATTTGACACGACAGTACCGACGAGCGGAACTTGGGCACAAGGGAACTTTGTGCGCAATAGTGCGCCGAGTGAAGCGGGCAGTGGAGGTAGCAAGTATGTAATCATCGGGTGGAGTTGTGTTGCCTCTGGAACGCCAGGAACTTGGGTTGCGTGTCGTTGTTTGACGGGGAATTAATGGAAATTCGTGCAGCTTCTGCCAATGAAATATTTGAAAACGCAAACTGTTCAGCGTTGCTGGCAAGGTATGCAGAAGAATCGGCCATGCAGGGCATGCCTCCTCCGAAAGCGGATTATGAGCAATACAAAAAACTTGAAAAGATGGGAGTGCTCAAAGTGGCAGGAGCGTTCTCAGATGGAAAACTGGTTGGATTGATCGCAGTTATTGCGGGCAATTTGCCGCATTATAGTCAATGCGTGTCTTCGACGGAATCGTTTTTTGTTCTCAGAGAATTCAGGCGTCAAGGTACAGGGAAAAAACTTTTGGCCTTGGGAAAAGAATTTGCTGCGCAGAAAGGCGCAGAGGGCTTGTTTGTGAGTGCGCCTATAGGAAGCGCTTTAGAAAAGGTGCTTTCTCACGACCCTGCATTCGAACCAAAGAACAAGGTGTTCTTTACGCCAGTCAAGACTTCGGAATTGACTGTTACGAAAGAAGCGCTTCCTGCAATGAGCGACACCGCGATCTCTAAAGTTAGAGAATACAGCACGAAGATAGGCGAACTTCCGCAGCTTCCTCTGAAGACGTTTCATCTTTTTCATGCGGGGATTTACACAAGGACGATCTGCATTTTTAAGAACACAATCATGACAAGTGTCCTGGTGAAGTGCGGAACCCTTGTGACGATTAACGGAGACGTTACGGTTTCTGTGGGAACACATGAAACTCGCTATACAGGGTCACACATCATTCCTGTAAGTGCGAAGAGGAAACTGGGTTATTACGCGCACGAAGATACTTGGATCACTATGCAGTTTGCAACTGATGCAAAAACGGTTGAGGAAGTTGAGCCTCAGTTCACAGATGAAGTTGAAAAGTTGATGTCGCATCGTTACATGAACGACATTACAGTTACAGGAGAATGATATGTCAGGACCCGATGTGATGGGCTTAGCCTTAGCCTCAGACGCTGCAATGGGGCTTGGTGCCGATGCGGTGATAGGTACAGTGGCAGGCGATGTCGTTGGGGGTGCTGTTGCTGCTGATGCGGCAGGGGGCGCAGCCCTTGGAGCGGGTGCTGATGCAGCTACTGCTGCAGCATACGAACTTGGAGCACCGGCGGTGGACGCTGCTGGTGGCACGATTGCCGATACTGCCGCGCTCGATGCGCAAGCTTATGGTGCAGGAAATGCAGCAGGTACAGGAACCGGCTATGCAGCGTCTGGTCAAGCTGCCGGAGACTTAAACGCAGCAGCCGCAGCCTCCGCTTCTGGTCTTCCTTCGTGGGTATCACCAACGGTACAAGCAGGTTCGAAGCTTGCGACAGGAATGATGCAAGCCAACACTGCTCGTAAAGCATCAGCAACAATGGCAGCGGCAGATGCTAAAGCAGGCAATGAGAATCTTGCTATTTACGACAAGCAGCAAGCTTTGCAAGCGCCTTGGGTTGCGGCAGGTGAGAATGCTTTGTCGCAACTTGAAACAGGCACTGAACCTGGTGGTCAGTTCAATCGCGCATTCAGCCTTGCTGATATGCAGAACTCCGCTGTCAATCCAACGTATCAGTTTGCAAAAGACGAATCTCTTGCCGCGATGAAGAATCAAGCTGCGGCGGGCGGTCAAAATCTTTCGAGCAATACGATTCAAGGCGCAGGTACGCTTGCCGGTAATCTTGCTGCTCAATATGAGAATCAGGCATTCAATCAGTATCAAGCAAGCAATGCTTCTGCTTTGCAA